ATCGAGGAGAATGTCACGCTTGGCAAGAACTGCCGCGTTTGGGCATTCGCGCACATCCGCACAGGTGCAACGATTGGCGACAACTGCATCATTGGCGAGGGCGCGCACATCGACTACAACGTCACCATTGGCGACAACTGCAAAATCCAAAACCACGCGCTCATATATCACGGCGTCACCATTGAAGATGATGTGTTTGTCGGCCCGAATGTAGTGACCACCAACGACCACCTGCCAAGCGTACACGGCGACTGGATGAAGAATGGCAGATTTAGGAAAACAATACTTCGCAAGGGTTGCAACATTGGCGCAAATGCTACGATTGTCTGCGGCATTGAAGTAGGCGAAGGCGCGACCATTGGCGCGGGTTCAGTGGTGACGCGGTCAATACCTGCCAAGGCGTTGGCATATGGAAATCCAGCCAAAATCAAGAACCAATGAAGATACTAATCGGGTGCCTATTCTTTCGCCAGTACACAGGTTCGGAATTGTACTGCCTGTATTTAGCCAAGGAGTTAAAACGCCGAGGCTTTGATGTAACGGTGGCAGGTATGTACATTCACCTGCCAATCACAAGCGAGGCGGCATTTTACGGCATCAAGGTCGTGGAACTATCGCAGTTGACAGGCGATGAGCAGTTTGACATCATCCATTGCCAGCATAAGCCAGTGACTGAACACCTGTGCCAACTATACCCAACAACGCCAAAGGTTACGACCATTCACAGCATTGTGTACGATTTGGAGCGACCTGTAAAGCACGACAGCATCAAGCACTACGTTGCGATTGCCAGTCACGAGCGCGAATTCATTATCAGCAACTACGGCATCCCTTCGGACAAGGTCAGCACCATATACAATCCTGTTGATTCATCTAAATTCAACAAGGATAACACGACCGAGGATGATTTTGTGCTGTTGGCAGGTACGGTTGATTATATGCGCAAGCAGATGATTTACGATGCATCGCAGTGGGCGAAGGATAACGGCAAGCGGTTTGTGCTGATTGGCTACGACCACGGCGACTATTTATCTGACCTGCGTAAGGCTCGCGACATCATCTACTATCAGCCAATCCCGAATATTGAGATGATGGTCAAGTCGTGCTACATCGCCTGCGGTTTGTTCATTGGCAGGACGACCATTGAAGCGTGGATGTGCGGCAAGTCGGTGTTGAGTTACAAGTTTAACGCATCGGGCGGCATCCTCAGCAGGGAAGTATTAGCACCACCAAGCGACATCGACCTGTACAGCAGTGACCGCGTTGCTGAATCATTGATAACCATATACAATGAAATTGCTTAATCGCCTAACCGTTGCCCAGTTCCAAGAACTGACCGCCATCGACCCTGATATGGGCGCATTGCGGAAAAAGGTCAACACCGTCTGCATCGTGGATGGCTTCGACCAAAATGCTGTTGAAGGGTGGACGATTGAACAGCTAAACGCAAGGGCGGCAGTCATTGACGAGGAGTGCGGTGCGCTGTCGATGCTACCTGCCAAGCGGGTGGTTCGTATTGGCGGCAAGCGTTACAGGATGGAGTGGTTCATAGACCAGATGAGCGCGGGGCAGATGATGGAGCTTCTAAACTATCAGTTGACGAGCGATAGGGAGGTTGTGGCGAATCTGCACCTGTTGCTCGCCAGTTTAACGCGGGAGGTCACTTGGTACGGCAAGACATTGGCGTATGATGGAGGCAAGCACGCGGAAAGGGCGGAGGCGATGAAGAAGGCGAAGATGGCTGACGTGTGGGGGTTTGCCTGTTTTTTTTTGCGTCATTCAGAGCCTTTATTGAAGATTATGCAGACCTATTTCGCGGAGGCGAAGAAGAAGACAGCGGGCAAGGCGTAGCCAAACCCGACTACGGATGGCTGGGCGTTGCGTATGTGCTGATAGCCAAGCGCGACCCTTTGAAGATGGATGCGGTGTTTGCGATGCCAGCACGGCAGTTTATGAATTACGTTCGATTGGCAAAAGACCTGCAATAGCACACATTTGCGGGCAGTGGTATTTATAGCTGATGAAGTTCGATGTAAACCTAACCAGCCAGCTTTCTGCCATTGGCAGTGACGTTACCGAATCCGTTAGCCTGACCGAGAGCGATGACGTTAAGAAGGCAGTACTACGGTGGCTTAATGACGCGATTGATGCGATGAATAAAGCAGTGGATAGGTACGATGCTACCGCCACGCTAAACCTTCGCCAGTCGTTCCGCGCTTCCGACTTCCGACTTGATGGGCAGGCGTTGAAGATTGACCTTGAAGGTGCGGAGTATTGGGCCTATGTGAACTACGGCGTTGATGGCGTGCAGAACAAGCGCGGCAGGCCGTTCAGTTTCCGCTACATCAGGCCCAGCAAGCGACACGTGGCGGCAATCCGCAAGTGGGCGATTGACAAGGCGTTGGGCATCCCGAAGGAAGAGATTGACGAGGCCGCGTACAACATAGCGCGCGCTATCAAGAGGCGAGGCATTGAGCCGCGACCATTCTACACCGACACCATGACTGACAAGCGAGTGAACGAATTAACCGTGACCATCGCCGACATTACAGGGCAAAAAATAAGCCTGCGCCTACTTTCCGAATTTGGCAAACAAACAGCAACCAGACGATGAGCATAACGATTGTATCCTCCCTTCCAGCACTTCTACCTGTCGGCAACAGCGATGTTGTTGTGGTCAGCAGTAACCTAACCGCATCTGCAAACTTCCGCTACATCTGCGATGTAAGTGGAAGCACGGCAAGCGCACGATTGAAATGCGATAAACTACCGACAACAAGCTACGGATTCTTCGGGGTTAGCAAGGTGGTTGAAACGCTGATATTACCCGCAGTTCCGCAAACCACAAGCGGATGGCAGTCGGGTGGCTATGCGGTAAAGGCGAATCTGACCTTCCGCGAAGAATACGGTTCACCGCCAACGGTGGCGACAGGAACAACAACAGGTTCAGTCATCGCGTGGCAGGCGGCGTTCAGGCAACAGGACTACAACACAGCCATTGCCGCGCCAACGACATACTATGCCGCTACGGTGAGCGGTGACGCTGTGGCATTGAAGGTGGTGAGCAACAGGCCAACAACGCAGACGCTGACCAGCGGAAGCAACGACTTCCTGTCGATGGTTGTGGACACGGCGGTGACAGGGGTGGCACTTCGCGTGACCTACGACAGCGGGGCAACGCGGTCGCCTTTCTTGGTGACAGGAACGGTAAGCGGACTTGCGCCTTTGATTAACGCAGGCCCGAGAGGATTGTACAACTTAACCAGTGCGCAGTGCAGTGATGGCAATGCAGGCTCGGTAAACTTTCCAACGCAAGGAGGCACAATAGCAGTGCAGATGACCGCCAACACAGCAGGCGGCAATACTTCTGCATTCAGCCGCACACAGGCATACACCTACACGATTGACAACTGTGAGCGATACGACCAACTGCGGGTCTTCTTCCGCAATATGTACGGCGGAGTGGATGGCTACACGTTTACAAAAAAGAATCGGAAATCGGTAAATGTAAACAGACAAACCTACGGATACAACAACACGGTGTACGGCGATGACCAGTTTGACAAGCAGTGGAGCGTCACCTATCGCGACACCTACAACCTACAAAGCGATTGGCTATCGGATGCGCAGTTCAGTTGGCTTCAAGAGATGATTTACAGCCCTGAATGCTGGATTGAGTTGTCAGGTGCGCTCGTCCCTGTGGTGGTGCAGACCAATACCTTCGCGATTATGAAGCGCATCAATGACCGATTGCAGGCCATCACCGTTGATGTTCAGGTAGGCTACGAAAACACCGCGCTATGATGACGAAATTCGTTTGCTATCCTGACGCGGACAACCCAACAGTAGGCTATGACCTTGACCTATCGCAGGATACTGACATCGCTATCACGTTCAGCGTTCAGGACTTGGCCGACATCACCAAGCGGCGCGGAGCGTTCAGCAAGACAATCGCCTTGCCATCCAGCAAAGCCAATGACATCGCCTTCCGCTATGCGTACAACGTGCAATCCTTTGTGGGCGGGTTCACGCCAAACAAGCAGGTAAAGTGCGCGCTTTGGAATGATGGGGTGCAGGTATTTCGTGGCACGATGCAGATGCTGTCGATGTCAGTAACGCGAGGGGTTGCGACTTATGAGGTTGGCATCTACGGCGAGGAGGTGAGCCTGTTCAAAGCGATGGAAGGAGTGAAACTGGTGGACACGGTGGGCGTGACTGGAATGAACCACACCTTCACCGAATCGCTGGTGACTGGAAGTTGGGATGACACGTTCAGCGACGCAAGTGGGTTTGTTTATGGAGCAGTTGATGCGTTAGGATTACCGCATTGTTTTAACGTGCCGAACAATTATTTGGGAGGCGTAATAGCCAACGCTTATCAAAGTTTATTTAGGCTTGTGCCGATTGAAATTCAGCGACCGAATATCTGGGTGAAGAAGATGGTGGACTTGATTTTCGCGCAGCACGGATACCGCTACGAATCGACATTCTTTCAAAGCACCGAGTTTGAGCGATTAGTCATTCCATACGCAGGCGAGCCTTTTACACAGGCAAGTGGCGACAACAACTGCTATGTTCAAGCATCTGGGTATGTTAATGATGCGCCTTGGACTTACACGGTGGTTTACGACAATGATTCTGCACCATTCACCAATTCAGGTGATGGCAAATTTGATATGGCAACAGGCGTTTATACTGCTGCAAGTGGCTATATGGGCAAGTATAATCTTGGCCTGTCATTTGGGTTCAAAAATTTATCCGTTGGCTTTACTTATGATTGGGCAATTCAAGATAGCGGTGGCACGGTTCTAAAAGACGTAGGCGGCAGGTTAATTCAAGAAACAGGTATTGACGACCCGATATTGTTGCGCAACTATTCAATTGTTTTGGCTGGAAACGACACGTTAAAATTGGTGATAACAGCAAACAATGGCGGCATTGAATTATTGGACAATGGCACTATTCAAATTAATTTAGTTCAGCGAATAGGATTGAATGGCGTGTCGATTGATATGCGAACGGCACTACCTGCCGACACCTTGCAGATTGACCTGCTATCCGACCTGCAAAAAATGTTCAACCTGTACTTCTACCAATCGCCGCTTGATCCAACCTTGATTTACGTCGAGCCGTTTATTGACTTCTACACATCAGGCGTTGTGGACTGGTCGCAGAAATCAGACGAAGCGCAGGAGATGCAGATGACAATGGGCGATCCTGAACTTCGCAAGCAGTTTGTCTTTGCATACCGAAACGGAGGCGAGGCACTTGCTAAAAGTTATCAAGACACTTGGCAGGAAGGTTACGGATGCAGGATTTACGACACGGACAACTTTTACGGACAAGGTGAACAGCGGATTGAAACCAAGTGCGCGACGGTCATTCCTGCGCAATATCAAACCAATATCGTACTTGGCCGCACCTTTGACGTTGAAACCGATGGCACGTTAAGGCCGATGAAAACAGGATACCGCATAGCGCAGTACAACTACATCGAAATGACACCTGCGCCAAGTGGATCGACGCAAGATTGGTTCTATTTGCAAAATATAACACAGGCATCATCGCAAGTTACAGGCACTTTTTTGCCTTACATTGGTCACGTTGACAATCCTTATGATCCGCAACAAGACTTGGCATTTGGTATGCCGAAGCAGATTTACTTTACCCTTCCCGATGGTCAAGGCGGTTACACGCCATACACGAACAACAACCTGTTCAACGGCTACTGGAAGACCTACATTGAGGAAATTGCAAGCAAGGAAGCGATGACCGTACAGGCCACCTTCTTGCTCACCGTTACCGACATCGCGGCACTTGACTTCCGAAAACCTGTCTACTGGCACGGCGTTAAGTGGCGACTTTTGGAAATCAGCGACTATCGGGTCGGTCAAAATGTGATGTGCCGCGTGACCCTGCGCCGCATCCTGAACCTTGCCGAATTTACAGCGCAAACGGTAACGCCAAATTTGAATTATAACCTTGAATCCGAAGTGGATGGCGAGGTCATTCCAACATACACAACACCAGTACAGGTACGCTAATGGCAGATATAAAAAACACCGTTGTCGTTGGTCTTCGATTGGAAGACGAAACGCAGAAAGGCACGCAATCGGCAAGGTCGCAACTTAAATCGTTGCGCGAGGAGATGTTGCAGCTCGAACAAACAGGGCAACGCAACACTGACCGCTTCCGCGAGTTGCAAGCGCAGGCGGGTGGACTTGCTGACCAAATTGGCGACACGCAGGCGCAAATCAAGGCGATGGCTTCCGACACGAGAACGCTGGACACCTTGCTTGGCGTGGGTCAAGGCTTGGCAGGTGCATTCGCAGTGGCGCAGGGTGCGGCGGCGTTGTTTGGCGATGAGAATGAGGACTTGCAGAAGGCGATGATGAAGGTGCAGGGTGCATTGGCGTTGCTGAACGGCGTGCAGGCGGTCGCTAACGTGTTGAACAAGGATTCGGCTGTAATGGTGAATCTGAACGTGGTGGCACAGCGAGCGTATGCGTTGGCAGTTGGCACGAGCACAGGCGCGATGAAGGCATTTAGGTTGGCATTGGTTGCGACTGGAATTGGCGCGGCTGTGGTGGCTATTGGCTTGCTGATTGAGAACTTCGATAAGCTAACGGGTGCGGTCAAGCGTTTCCTTGGCATCAAGACCGAAAGCAACAAGGCGATTGCCGATGGCACGCAGGCGATGGAGCGGGAGATTGAAATATTGAAGGCACGAGGTGCAAGTCAGGAGCAAATCTTTGCGCGGGAGTTTGACCTGTCGCGTGAACGGATGCGGATGGCGAAAACTGCAGAAGAACAAGAAGAAGCACGTCACCAGCACAACTTGCTACGGGCGCAGTACGAAACATACCTTAAAGAACAGCAACTTAAAAAGCAGGAAGAAAACCAAAAGGCGCACGATACGCGGATGATTGAACAGCGGAAGATTCGTGAAAAGGCGTTGAAGGATGCGGAGGATTTGGTGTACTTGGAGCGCGTAGATGGCCTGACGCAATTTCTTGAAATCGCGGAGACGCAAGAGCAGGGGTTGCACGTAATTAAGCGGAATGGCGTTGACGCGATGCTCAAGGAATCAGAAAGGCAGCGGCAGCGCGAGGAGCAGATTGAGCAAGCGAAAATTGAGACGGCAAGGCTGGGCTTTCAGACCATTGGCAATCTTGCGACCTTGTTTGCAGGCAAGACCGAGCAGGGACAACGCCGTGCCTTTGAGGTCAACAAGAAGATGAATATGGCAATTGCGCTGATTGAGACCTTCCGTGCGGCGCAGGCGGCGTACTTAAGCCAAATGACTATACCCGACCCTTCCGCACCCGTTCGTGCGGTCATCGCGGCGGCAGCGGCAACAGCGGCAGGGTTGGTGCGAGTTGCGCAAATCAGCAAGCAGCAATTTCAATCGCCAAGCGGCGGCGGTGGAGGTGGAGGCGGTGGTTCAATGGGAGGCGGTGAAGGCGGAGGAGGTATGTCCGCGCCAACAGCAACCAACCCGAATGCGCAACTGCTCAACCCACCTGCTAACGGACAAAACTCAGGGATGCGGGCGTATGTGGTTGAATCAGACATCCGCTCGGTTAGTGGCAGGCTACGGCGAATGAGTGAATTTGCAACGTTAGGCGCGTAGTGGTATTTGACCATATGGAACAGCTACCTGTTTACTTAATGACGATTGACGAAGATGGCGAAGGCGTTAGCTATGTGAGCCTTGTGGAATCACCCGCAATCGAGCGACCTTTCATTGCCCTATCCAAACAGCACCGCTTCGCTGAGGATGCGGCACTTCGCATCTTGACAGGCCCGTTAATGCTTGCTGACACGCCAATCATAAGACAGGATGACACGCGGGGTAAGTACTACGTGATGTTCGACAAGGACACCATCCGCAAGATGGTGCAGAAGTACTTTAAACAGCAGAACCAAGCGAAGGTGAACGCCGAACATAGCAAGCCGCTGGATGGCGTGTATATGTTTGAAAGCTACCTGATTGACCGCGAGCGTGGCGTGAATCCACCGAAGGGATTTGAAGATGCGCCTGATGGCAGTTGGTTTGGTTCGTTCAAAGTGGAGAATGACAAAGTGTGGGAAGAGCGCGACCAGTTTACAGGTTTCAGCATCGAGGGGTACTTCGGGATGCAACCAACTGAATCCAGTTTAGAAGCGGCGATGGCAAGCCTTGAAGATGCGTTCAGCGTTTTTTTGCATACTATTTCAACGCGTGGTATTTAAGTAAAAGCGACTATTTATGAGCATAGCAAATAGATTGACTGAATTGGCAGACGCACTGCGCAAGTTCACCGCGACACCTACGCCGCAAACCTTTGCCGACTACAAATTGGAAGATGGCACAATGGTGCGTGTTGATGGCGACCTTGTTGCAGGTACGCCTGTATTCGTTGTGACCGAGGAAGGGATGCTACCCGCACCTGATGGCCAGCACACTGTACCCGAAGTTGGCGTTATCACAACCGAAGGCGGCAAGATTGTCGAAGTCGGAGATTTGCCAGCAGGTGAGCCAGTGGTGGAGGAAGAAGTAGCCGCACAGGAGGTGGAGATTGAAGTTGCTCCCGAAGGCGACAAAATGGAAGAGCGCATAGCCGCACTTGAAGCGAAGTTGGAGGAGTTGTTGTCAAAATTGGCAGGTGCGATGGAAGCCAACACCGCACGCTTTGACCAGTTGGATGCCGAGGTTCAGAAGATGAGCAAGGTGCCAACCGCAGAGCCACGCAAACGGACAAGCGATGCGATTGTTGAGAATATCAAACTATCGCGCAACACGAATTTTGAAGCATTAACAAATAACCTTAAAAATCTAAAATAAAAAAATTATGGCATTTTCACTGGGAGGATTAACATCCTATGTCGAGCAACAGCGGTTGCCGTTGCTGACCAAAGCGGTTTTCGATGCGAAGACCCAATCATTGATGCAGAAGCGTGTGGGCGTTAAGTTTGAGGAATCCTTGAACTTGATGGACACCGATGCTGTGTTTCAAGCCGCATCCACTTGTGCGTGGAATGCGTCAGGCACAACCACGTTCAGCCAGCGTAACATCAGCGTTGCGCGCGTTAAGGTGCAAGAGGAGTTGTGTCCACGTTCATTGGAACAGTACTGGATGCAGACGCAGTTGACGCAGGGTAGCAACTACGAAGGTGTGCCTTTCGAGCAGGCGTTTGCCGAGCAGAAGGCAAAGCAGATTGCCAAGAACATCGAAAACGCCATTTGGCAGTCAACAACTGCGACTGGCGCATCAGGGTGGACAGGTTCATCTGCATCATTGAGCGGTGACGCGAATCTGAACAAGACCGTTGGTTTGTTGCACCTGATGGAGAAAACCACTGCATCCGCTTCAATCGTGTCGAGCCTTGCAGGTGCGGCTTTCAGCGACACCACCATCGTGAGTGCGTTTGAGAATGTGTATCAGAACATCCCTGTTGAAATCATCAGCAAGGACGACATCTACGCTTTCTGCGGTTGGGATACTTACCGCATCCTTGCCAACAAACTTGTAGGATTGAACTTGTATCAGGGCGACCTTGGGCAGTTGGGTGCTGGTGAGATGTTCTTCCCTGCGACCAATATGAGAATCTGCGCGGTGAATGGATTGAATGGCACGCGCCGCATCGTGGCAACGTCATTGAGCAACCTGTTTTTCGGAACTGACCTGCTTTCTGATGAGGATACCTTCCGCATTTGGGCATCGTACGACAACGACCAGATTCGCTTCCAAGCGGCACTGAAATACGGGGTGCAATTTGCTTATCCCGAGTTTATGGTGCTATACAAAGCAAGCAACGCAACCACACCTGCTGGCTGATTATAGGGCAGGGAAACCTGCCCTTCTTTTTCTTTTGACACTATAAACAAGAAAAAATATGAGCTGCGCACTTACATCAGGTTATGCATTAGGATGCCGCAACAATGTCGGCGGCATTAGCGAAATTAGGCTTGCATCGTGGAACGTAACAGGGTCAGTAGCCACCAACACCACAGGCACGGTGACTGGCTTTACAGGTTATGCTTCGGGAAGCAATGCCTTCTACAAATACGAATTGCCGAAGGGCGTGGGTCAGTTCACTGAAACGACAAACGCCAGCGTTGAAAACGGCACTATCTTTTACCAGCAAGAAATGACTTTGGTCATCAACAGGCTCACGCAAGAGGTGCGCAATCAGTTGCGCCTTGCTTCGAATGGCAGGTTGTTGGCCATTGTAACTGACCGCAACGGCAAGTATTGGCTGTTGGGTGAAACGAATGGCATCGAGGTTACGGGCGGCACGGCGCAGTCAGGAACAGCGATGGGTGACCGTGGTGGTTATGAGTTGACGTTCACGGCGATGGAGGCACAGCCTTGCAGGGAGGTGCTATCGACTGTCATCGCAGGTGTGACGTCAGGTACGCAAATTACAGGCGGCGCGAATTAAGTGTAGTTCAGTTTGGGTTGGTGAAAGCCAGTGCGTAAGGGTCGCACTGGCTTTCTTATTTTTGCACAACACAAACCCTTAAATCTGCACAATGAGAATCTGCATCGTTTACAACCAACACCCGACTGGGTGCAGTTACTACCGACTTGAAATGCCGAATGCGGCCGTTCACGACCTATGCGGTGGGGTGGTGGATTTTGTCAGCATCGATGATATACGAAGGATGGAAGAGGATGAATTGAAAACGATTGACCTATTCCTGTACAATCGCACGTGGATAGCAGGGCCGTTGGAGGCGGTTGAGCAGGTGGCCAACATCCTTCGGCAATACGGCGCGCGCATCATCCTTGATATGGATGACTATTGGCATTTAGGCACAGGGCATAGCTTTTACAGGCATTACCACGACACGAAGATGCCTGCGATAATCGAAAAGCACATCCGCATAGCTGACCACATCATCACGACCACGACATACCTGCGCGATGAGTTGGTCAAGTTCAACAAGAACGTCAGCATATTTCCGAACACGCCTTATTTGCAATACAAGCAGTTTCAGGAACAGCCAACGCAAAGCGAGCGGGTGCGGTTCGGTTACTTCGGCGCGGCCCAGCACACAGAGGATGTTGAGTTGATGCGGTCACCACTGCAACGCCTGTCGGATGAAACCGAACTGGATGGCAAGTATATGATTTACTTGGCGGGCTGGAATGATAGCAACCCAATCTATCAAGGCTATGAGCAGGTGTTCAGCAACAAAGGGAAGAACAACAACTATTCGCGCATTCAAGCGGCAGATATTTACAGCTATGTGCAGGGTTACAACTGGGTAGACGTGAGCCTTGCACCTTTACGCGACACCAAGTTCAATCGCTTAAAGTCGGAGTTGAAGATAACGGAAGCGGCGTGGATGGGTAAGGCGGTCATTGCCAGCGAGGTGCCTATGTATGCCGACTGCATCGAGAATGGCGTGGATGGGTGGCTTGTTCCTGAAAAGAAGGAGAAGTTGTGGTATAAGTATATACGGGCGTTTATCAATGAACCTGCGATGGCGAAGGAAATGGGTGAGCGGTTGCGGGCGAAGATGCAGGGCAAGTTTGATATTCAGCAAATCAGCGAGGCGAGGCTGAATTTGTACAAAAGCGTGGCGCGTGGTATTTAACCTTGATGCTATACCTGAAAGCCAGCCAATCGAATACTATCAACGTCACGTGGACTGAACGCGCAACCAACGCGACCATCTACAAGTTGATACTGACCAACATCGCCAAGAACACCAGCACGGCGGTGTACATTGACGCGATTAGCAACGCATCCAGTTACGAGGAGAGATATGACCGCTTCACCTTCACGCTTGGCGCATTGGAGAAGGGGCAGTATAAATACGAGGTGTATCAGGATGCTAACGGCTACGCGGCAGGTGATACCCTTGGTGGCGGCTTGTTCGTGTTTGAAGATGGCGGCTATGCGTACATTAGTGCGGCGGCTGACCAAAGCACGAATGCGCCTTGGGGGTGTCAGGGGACTTTGATACTGGAAGGCGCATCACCCGAAGCGATTGGTCAGGGCCTAATTAACACCGCAACAATCGTTGCAGGTTGCGCCACATCGGGTATAAGCGCGAGGCTTTGCGATGAATTGATACTGAACGGGTATAGCGATTGGTTTCTTCCTTCGCTTGATGAATT